ATAAGCACGAAGATCTGATTGGAGAAAGTGATTTTGATGTTGAAGAAGATGAATAAAACAGTTGCACTCTAATAAATTATAGAATATAATTATATGATGAATAAATTGAAACTGGAGAAAAAAGGTGCTACTTGTTGACTTTAACCAAGTCGTTATAAGTAACTTTATGACGCAAGTTGGTAACCATACCAACATTCCTCTTGATGAGGGTCTACTACGACATATGATTCTAAATACTATTCGTCTTAACCGTAATAAGTTTGCAGACAAATATGGTGAAATGGTTATTTGCTGTGATAGTAAAAAGTATTGGAGACGCGATGTCTTTCCTTACTATAAAGCTAGTCGTAAAAAAGATAGAGAAGCTTCTGGTGTAGACTGGAATACTATGTTTAACACTCTATCTACTGTACGTCAAGAGCTTATTGATAATTTTCCCTATAAAACTCTTATGATTGAAGGTGCTGAGGCTGATGATATCATTGGTACTCTAGTGCATAAGTATAATCAGTATGAGAAAGAAATTCTAATCTTATCTAGTGATAAAGACTTTATGCAATTACAAGTATATGATAATGTAAAGCAGTATAGTCCTGTACATAAAAAGTTTATTCGTACAGCTGATGCTGAGCTTTATCTAAAAGAGCATATTATTAAAGGTGATCGAGGCGATGGTATTCCTAACGTAGCTTCACCTGACTCTGTCTTTGTTACTGGCGGTCGTCAGAAACCTATGCGTAAGAAGTTAATTGAGCAGATTGCTAATACTAATGTGTTTACTGCTGGTGATGTAAGTGAAGAGATTAAACGTAACTTTGCTCGTAATAAACAACTTGTAGATCTGTCTGAGACACCTAAAGAGTTGCAAGATGAGATTGTTAGCGCTTATACTAACTATGAAGTGAAAGATCGTAGTGGTCTGTTTAACTATTTTGTAAATAATAAATTAAAAAACCTTATGGAAAACTTGAGTGAGTTCTAATGAATTTAAGCATACACGAACAATTTAAAGATGTAGAAAAGCAAAAAACTAAAAAAGAAATGATTGCTAAACTACAACAATATTTAAAAGAATCTAAAGCAATGGCTATTATTCTAGATTTAACATTTAACTCTAAGATTAAATGGTTGTTACCTCCAGGTTTACCTCCATACAATCCTACTGATCATATTGACAGTCAAAATGTACTTAAGAATGAAGCACGTAAATTACAATACTTTATAAATACTCGTGAAGGTCTCGCAATGAAACCTTTACGTCGTGAAACTATGTTTATTGAGCTACTTGAATCAGTAGACAAACACGATGCTAAGCTTTTAATCTCGATTAAGGACGGGAAGTTACCCTACAATGGTATCACAAAGAAATTGGTCCAAGAAGCAATCCCAGACCAAACACAAAACTGGTAAAACATATCGTCGTAAAAATTGGAACGATGATTACAGTGATAATACAATTGAAAGTGTTAGTAAGAAGCAGATTCTCTCTGAGAGAAAAAGACGCTTTAAACAAAACATAAAGCGAGCAATACAAGATGGTGACTACGACGAACTCGAGGACTTCGAATAGAGCATTCATTATAGGTAATGGTGCTTCACGTGAAGGCTTCGATTTAGAACAGCTGCGTCCGTATGGTGAAATCTATGGATGTAATGCTCTTTATCGTGACTTTGAGCCTGACTGGCTAATAGCTATTGATCAAGCTATTACTGAAGAAATTCAAGAAAGCGATTTCCCTAAAGAAAAATTTATACATCCTATTATGGAAGAACAGTTTGAACATCCCGAGTTCAATCCGTTTACTAGACTGCGTTCGAATGCAGGTATGAATGCTATGATAGAAGCACTTAAGCGTGGAAAACGAGAACTTATATGTTTAGGTTTTGATTTCATTATTAATGATAGTATTTCTGTTAGTAATGTTTATGACGGTTCTAATGCATACGGTCCAGAGACGCGTACTAGTGTAGCTGATAATGTAAGAAGAGTTAAGTATCTAGATTGGTTTGCTACTAAAAATAATGTAGCACAATTTAGAATGATTTTACCTCGTACAAAAAATCTTAAAGTACATAAAATGAATTCAGTAAATATTCGAGGAATGTTCATTGACGAACTTGTACCTTACCTAAATAAAAATGTCTGATATGGAGTTTTGATGCCGACATACACTTTCCAAGACACTCAAACTGGCGATACCTGGACAGAAATTTGTTCCTGGGATGATCGCTGTGCTTTCCTCGAAAACAATCCTCACATTAAAACTATTATTACAGGGGCTCCAACATTAGTTGGTAGTCGCTTTACTAGTGGCATCAAGAATGATGATGGATGGAGTGAAAACTTGTCTCGTATTGCTGAAGCACACCCTGGAAGCGCTTTAGCAGCTCAGCATGGATCAAAAGATAATAAAACAGTGAAAACTAGACAAGCAGTTGAAAGATGGAGGAAGCAAACTGGTAAAATTTAACCTATAAGAGGTACTACTATGCATAAAATTGCTGTTGAACTAATCGAAGAAGAATTTGATAGAGACATTGAAAAAGCAGTAACAAGAGCACAGAGAAAAAGACTAAAAAAACAAAAGTACCAGCAGAAAAAGCAATTGATAGATATAACGACTGTTGATCCTCGCACCGAAAATCAAGCAAAAGTGTTTGATGCATTTGATGACGGTGATAATTTATTACTTCACGGTGTAGCAGGCACCGGTAAAACATTCGTTTCTTTATATCTTGCTTTAGATGATGTGTTTAACGGTGATGATTTAAAAAGATCAGTGACGATTATTAGATCAGTTGTACCGACAAGAGATATGGGTTTCCTACCAGGAAAAGAAACGGAAAAGACCGCTGTATACGAGCAACCTTATCAGGCTATCTGTAAAGAATTAACTAACAGAGGTGATGGTTATGATATTCTTAAACAGCGAGGTGTAATTAAGTTTACAACAACCTCTTATATTAGAGGCCTTACACTAGACAATACTATTATAGTTGTAGATGAGTGTCAGAATATGACATTCCATGAGCTAGATAGTATTATTACAAGAGTTGGTGAAAATACTAGAATTATCTTTTGCGGTGATTTTAGACAAACTGACTTGAACAAACCGTACGACCAATCTGGAATTAAAGAGTTTATGGGCATTCTAAACAGAATGAGCGGTTTTAACTCTGCAGAATTTGATTATGATGATATTGTGAGATCAGGCTTGGTTAAAGACTACATAATGGCTAAAGACAGGCAAAATGAAAAACGAGATTTACTATCATGTTCAGGCACCTGAACCAGTTGTAATTGAAGACTATATTATATCTGATAAAAAAGAGGCTACTTCAAAATGGTGGAGTGGTCTCCCTTTATTTAGATTTGGTGCATCTAATTTAAAAGAATGGTTTGATATCGCTACTACACAAAGTGATAAAAATTGTGAAGGTGCACCTCAAACTATGAGATCATGTCCTGGTGTTGGTGATTTATTTAAGCAATCATATGTTGTCAAAGCTCCTGTAGATATGCTTATTAAGATCATTAATTATGATCCAAACGATCCTAACGCATATGGTTGGCTAATTAGTACACCAACTATGGCGATCTCGCATGATCCGCATATTACAGCTGAGTCGCACCCTCCTTGGCAGTATATGAGTGCAAATGATACAATTTATAAAGATAAAGTAAATATTAAACTTGCAACGTATATTTGGTTTTCATCTAAAAAACGAGTTCAATGCGCATATTTTCCACCTGTATACCACGTAGATAATGTAGAATATGATGTAATGCCTGGAATTATTACTATTAGTGATAAAATGTATGTTCCATTTAATATAAACTTAATGTTTCCTAAAGAAGATAAAATTTATTTTATTAAAGCTGGTCAACCTATTGCTTATATGACGTTTTTAAACACTGATAAACCTGTTTTTAAAAAGACAGATAAACAACCAGGATTATTTAGAAAATACTTTATGAATAGTTATAACCGTCAAACTTTTGGTAAGCAGTAATGTTTAATCATGTAACTCCTCCTGAATTAAAAGAATTAGAAACAGAAA